GGTGCATCGGTTTCTGGGGGGGCGTTGTAGTAACTATATACCCTTCTTTTGTTTTGCGCCACTTGTATTTATTAAGCATATCAAAATCAGCATCATCCACTAACACAGACTCACCGTTTGAAAGAGGAATTTTTTTCATCACAGTTTCCTTTTATTTACTTCGTTCAGTCTTGCATACTTGCCGAACAGTTCTTTCGCTTTCCGGTTGTATGCCCTTGCTGCCTCATCTGCAGTGTCATATAAACCGACGTGCAGCATTTTACCGTCCAGTTTGATTTTCACTCTGAATCTGCCGTTGCCATAAGGGAATACTCCCTTGTAACCGGTCTTGTTGTCAATACGGTTTCCTCTGTTTTTGCAGTTCTCGGAATGAGTGCAGACTCTCAGGTTCTTTTTGCGGTTATCCAGACGGTTTCCGTTAATGTGATCCGTGCTCATCCCTTTCGGAGTCCGAGCAAGCTCCCTGTGCATATAAACCCTTGTCCATTTGTTCCCGATCTTTGCAGTTCTGCAGGCATAACCGTTTCTTGAACAGTTCCACGAGAAAGCCGATATTGATTTATGAACTTCACTGTCTATGAGTGTATATTTCCCGTTCGTGAGTCTGATTTTCTTCATATGTCACATTATCGGCTTTTTCTGCAGGTTCTTTAGTCCAGCCTATGCAGATTTATCTCAAATTTCCTGTCTATTCTCTCTGATTCATATTTCTCAATTTCTTTTCTGAGAATGTCCAGACATATATTCATTTTGAGCCTGATTCCGTTCTCATCCCTGAAATCGGAAACGTCAATCTGTGCAATCAGATCCTTAGCGGCTTTCACTATGGAATTCATGGTGTCGGAAACTCCCCTACATAAACGCCGGTTCCTGCTGCTGTCATTGAGTAGAGACGGGAAATCAGACCGTTTGTGATTGCAGTCAGATCAGGGACAAGGACATAAACAGCGTGACTCATTGAGATCAGCACTGAGGACATATCCACTTTGAGATTATGATTAGGGTTTATGATGGACGTGTCCAGAAACGAATAATCACAGAAAACTCCTCTCTGATAACAAGTATATTTGTAAGCATCGGGCGAATCTGGGAATAATCGGAATATTACAGGGACAGAGGCAATTGCAGCCGTGACTATCCCGATGATGTATTGAATGTAATCAGGGTCGGTGTATCCAACTGGACGGGGCAATCCGTAAAAGTCTCCCCAAATATCCAGATTATGACCGGTTGCATTCAGCAGATAGGATTCAGTTACAATTCTCTGCTGATAGTTCAAGTGCCAGCCTAGTGCGTTGGCAATCGCTCCCTCATTCCTGTCATTGATATTTGTTATCGGCAAGAGTTCCGGTCTGTCAGGGTCTCCGATTAGTTCCTTATACAGAACATCTTCCTTGCAGAACAGAGGGAGTTTTTCGTGCAGGTTCATTTATGCCGGTATCTCTCTAGGTGTTTCACTGCCTGAAATAGTTCCCCCGCCTGTCCCTCCCAGCCTTGCACGGTATGTCGGCAGAATCACAATGTCTGCAGAAGGTGTTGTTACGTTTGTCTTCAGAATATCAGGATGAGCCTTGAGAATCGATGCTTTGAGTTGGTCATACAGAACATCCTGACCGACCGGCAGATTATTCACATAGTTGTAAGCCGCATTATCAGCAAGTCCCAAAACCTCTGCATTTGTGAGAGTGGAAGACTGCTTGACCGTAACAGTGTAAACGACATTGACAGCGTAAAGCTGTATAGGTGCTACATAGACCCTCATTCCGGCTGCTGCATATCCCGGATAGTTGTCAGGATCTGAGGTTTTACCTGCTATGGTGTCGGAAACTAATTGAAGAAAAATAGGCGAAGGGACAGCCGAACCGTCCGAAACATAACAGTCTACCCATCCGTCTTCAGGCAGGTTTGTGTATGGGTTAATATTGACCTGCAGAACATATGATACCATTCCTGGAATTGCCGCAAGTCCTGCCAGTATCCCGTAAATATTTGACCTGCCAAGCCCTCGGATGTAATTTTTCCATCGGTTCAGTCTGGCAATGTCGCTTTCCTCGTCTGTCCCGCCTGTAATGGCAGCCGGATTCCATACTCTTGAATCTGCAGGCAGTGTCTGATCAATCGTTCCCCTTCCCTGATCCGTGTCGATTGTCCCCGCTGGGCAGTTTGACTGTGATCCGATTTCCAGAGAAATAATATCGACCTCGACGTAAGTATTTCCTGCCAGCAGAGTTACGGATGAAACTGTCTGGTATTTAATACCGAAAAGATCAATCGTAAACTGAGGGTAGACAATATTTCCGGCAGCGACTGCGTGCTCTATTCTGGCAAACCCGCCTGAGACTGTCCCGGGAAGCCTGGAAAATCCGAATGAGTAGTATGACCCCTCGATGATTGCCTGCTTGAGACCGTTCAGAGTGTTCAGGTCACCGTCCGCAAGTTCAATAGCTATTGCCTCGACAAGTGACCCTATCCGAGACCCGGGGTTAAAGTTTGACAGCGACGAACCCATGTTCTTCTGCCATGCAATCATATTTGCGCGGTAATCCTGTCTGGTTTTCGGTGTATAGGGGTTAATGGCTGGCAATACAGGCATAATCAGAGTCTAACCGGTCGGCAATTCAAAGCAATTCATTTTCCCATAAGCCTTTTGATCCGTTCGGTATTTGCCTTGGTTATCGAATCCCACTGCTTCTTTTTAATGTTCATAAGCTCATTCTTAGGCTGTCCGAATCCCTTCTGTTTCAGAGTTTCCGGCGAATAGGTGCTGAAATTGTTGTCGTAAAGGATAGTCCTGACTGCCATATCCAGCGCGTCCGGTCCGTCTTTCTTCTGGTAAGGGAATTCATTCAGCATTTTGTAAAGCTGTGCAGAATCGTTTCTCAGTTTCAGATTTCCTGCTTTTATATGAGGCTGTAAGTTTTCCTTAATCCGTTTAATTTTGTCCCCTGAGTTTGAAATACCTTCAATCGGGATCATGATCTTTCTTTCCGAGACAATCCCGAATTCCTCACTCTGTTCTGCAGGACTGGCAGCATTGAACCTGCGAAGTGTCCGCTTGAATCCCTCGATGAAATGATCCTGATTGCCGTTGTCCTCGATTACGCATTTTGTCCAGTTAAATGAAAGCAGTGCTCTGATAAGATCCTTCATAATGTCATCCGGTCGGCGTCGCTTTATGTCGTCGTAAATCTGCCATAACAGACCGGACGGTTCCATTCCGACCCCGACAATAGCAGAGAAATCTGAGGTTTCCGTCTTGCCCAAAGACAAGTCAACCGCAAGAACCAGTTTCCAGTTTGGCTGTATTTTGGATCTGTCGAAGTGGTATGTCTGGATTGTATCACGGAATACCTGATCTATTTCCGCCATAACCTCATTCTGCTTTTCCCTTGCAAAGGTGATAGGATCTCTTTCCCGTTCTTCCTGAAGTTTGGCAATCGGCGCGCCTTGTTCCCATGAGGACACTTCGCGTCCGTTCCTGACTACAATCGCAGAGAATTTCTTTTTATCCCATTCGTGGACAGGATATTTAATGTCATCGTTGAATACGGTTTCCCCTACACAGTTTGGCGAAATGGTAGTGTAAGCTACAATTGCATCAATTCCCCACTGACTCCCTAGTTTGAGGGCGGCGCGATCAAACCAGCGGTATTTCCTCTGCATAGTCGATTCACTGGCAACGTCTTTTTCTTCGTCCGGGTCATCAAATATGAGTGCATCTGGTCTGTATTGCTTGTGCCGTTTACCCCTGATTGCATTCAGGAAACCTTTTGCAATAATCCGAAAGTTTCCTGCAAACACAATGTCTGTATCCTTCCATGAAACAGACTGCCCTTTCTTGTCGATTGCAGGGAGGAGTTCAGGCCAATCGTCTGTCAGCCTTACATTGTCTTCCACTTCCTCGACTATTTTCCTGAGAAAGTCCTTGGCTGCGTCCAGTGTGCTGGAAATCAAGATCACGAATTTCCATTCACCTCGGATCATTAACCATATTACACCCGCAAGAGAAAGGATTGTAGATTTCCCAAAACCCCTCGAAAGTGCTCTCAGGACCTTGCGCGGGTTTCGTTTCTTCTTATGCCGGAATGATTCGATTGACTGGATAAGTTCAAGCTGCTGTTCCCCGAATTCGACGCTGAAATAGTGTCCGAAATAGTATTGCAGAAACCAGAGGAAACTTGCGTTGTCATTCAGAACTTTTCCTCTGACAGACAGTTTCTCGGTGTTCTTCGCCTTGCGCTGTTCCTGCTGTTCCTTGAAAATCTGAATTGCCAGCTCCTGCACATTAGGAGGGTATTTTGACAGAACCTGTTCAAGCTTTTCTGCTTTCAATCTTCCTCTGACATTGCAGACAGTTCAGCTACTAGGGCTTGAGCCATTCGACGGGTCTTTTCGTCGGCGTCGCTTTTTTCGGATGTTTTGACTAGGTTTCCTGTCTTCTCTAGGAATGACAGAGCCGTTCTTGCGTCTGGACTTTTCCCTGTAAAATTCGAATGCAATGCAAGATATGCTATCTCAGGAAGCCCGCTAAATTTGTTTAAGATCTCGTTATGAACACGTATTTTCTCTTTTTCTAAGCATGTCTGAAATTCTTTTAATTGAGTCCAGTGATAAACCGTTGTGTGAGGTTTATTCAAAGTTTCTGCAATTGATTTTATTGACATTCCAGAATGAACTATCAGCATTATTACTGTTTCATACTCAGGTTTTATCTCAGGGTAAAACCTTTCATTTTCAGTTTTTTTATCTTTTTTTTCATCTTTTGGATCAGCTCTATCGAGTTCTTTTTTTACCCCCTTATCTGCCTTACTTTTTTCTGAGAATTCAGCTCGACGTTGCTCGAGAGTTTTTTTGCTCGATGCAAAGCGTTCTTGTTTTTGTTTTTTTACATCACCGGATGTGGGACTTTTTTCTTTTAAATCATCTTTTTTCTCAGGCTTCTTTT